GTGTCCGCAGCCGACAGAATGTTCTGCACGCCCTGCCAGACGCCGTCGCTGATCTCCTCGGCCTCATCGAGGATGACGTGCGTGCGACTGACGCCGCCCCAGCGTTGATGCGGGCCGCCTGAGCGCGGCGATGGGTGGAAGCCTCGAAGTGTCCCGTGACCGTCCTCTCCCTTCGGAATCGCCACAAGGTGAATCCCCTGCTTTGAGTCGCTGCTCACCTGTATTGTCGTCGCAAGGTCGTCCTGAACCTCGCTGATCGGCCGCACAAGAGCCGTTCGGTGAAACTGCTTGATCGATGCGAAAATATTCCTTTCGGCATGGTCTCGAGTGAGTGAGACCACCTTGATGCACGTCCACCGAGGATCCCGCCACCAATCGAGGTAGAACCAAGCCGCTGCCCCGTAGCTCTTACCCATCGAGCCGGCGCCTTGCACCAGCAGCTTATCGTGATCGAAGAGCCCGCCCCAGACCCGGCGACAACTCTCCGGGCGCCAGTCAAACGCCTGCGGCCCCCACATCAGCAGCGCAGCCGGCTCGAACAGGTCAGCGTCGAGGATCGCTTGCAGGTAGGAACGGACGATCGCCTCAGCCCCGGTGCGATCGATGCGGACGTTGGTGAGTTGCTTGGTGCCGTGGATCCGCGACAGGTACGCAGCCGCCGTTAGGATGCCGGTCTCTTCGTCGGACTCGATGAGGGAGCGGGCGTGGGCGCAGGCCGCGAGTGCTGCTTGCACTGAAGCCGGCAGCGTGGAGAGGAGGTGTTGCATCTATCGATTGATGAGGATGAGGATCACGAACGCAGTAAACAGGATCGTTATAGCAAACGATGTCTCTAGAGGGTCTTGTGGCAGCATCCGGGTATAGTACCATCGCCAGAAGCTCCTGCAACGGGTTGCCCTCCACTCCCACGCACAATCTGACACAAACAACGCCAGAAGGCCCGCTGTGGGCAATTGCGAGCGATTGCCGACCTCCCCGAATTTGGGCCTGTAAACAGAAGAGGCCCCCTCGGGCAAATCGAGGGAGCCTCAGCTACGATGAAACAACACAACTCCAGAAACAGCAACCGGAGCGATAGAGAGGTTACCTCATCCAGACGCACTGACAAGAGGTTGACAACACATTCACCGGGGTTTTGTGTGTTGTATGTGTAAGTGCCTCGGAATCAATGGCAGTCCACTCCATATGACGAGTGTTGTATTCGGTTATAGTTTTTGGACCTCGTTGATGGCCATCGCCTCTCTTTGTAAATCATCGAGTGATGGCGTTGCAATCCCCTCCGCAGGAAGCTCATACAGCTTCATGGGCTCCGGTGTTGGCACCGTCTCGGCTGGAACATCGATCGTCGTAGCGTTCACCCAGTGCTTTGGTGGGCACGGATGATTGCGGCCGTAGACCTCGAAGGTCATCGCAATCTGGTCACCGCTCACCTCCAGCTTCTCGGGAGCAAACTCACCAGCGATCTTGGCATCGATCGTGAGGGCTGCGAGGCGGTCGAAGGTTGCTGTTACCGTGCCGTTTGGATTGCGGACGACCTTGGTAGGCACCGTGCCTTCGATCATCTGCCGCAGCAGGTCACGCTTAACATCGATCTGCATAAGGGCCCGCGAGTGAACCTCAGCTTGTATTTCGCTGATGCGCCGCTTTACGTCGGTTCTCCGGGCTACTTGGCAACCCTGATCCCCGGGATGAGCAACATGCGGCGAGAGTTTCCGGTATGCATCACTGTAGCTGAGACCCTCGGCTACTAGGTGTGCGAATCTTTCGTGCAATCTGTTCTTTAGTCGCGGCATATGATCAGTTGTTACCAAAAGTGCAAGTGCATCCTCCTCTGATCTGATTTGGCGCTTCTGAGTTGAAATGTGTCATATTGATGATTTTGCTTGTATATAGGGCGGTTGATTTTTGTCGATTTCTGAGTGTTACAGCATTTCATGCTTGACACAAGGCCCTAAAAACTCCCCTTAACATACCCCTCATAAGATCTTCGATGAGTGCTGATGATATTTTTATGTTGTTGTTGGTTTGCTGTGTGGTGTGGCTGATATTTCGGCGGTGAGTGGTGCTGATTATGAGAAGCGAAAAGGCCCAGCTTTGCGGGCTGAGCCTTCTGCTTATGTTTCTGGTTGGAGTGGTTTAGGTTGCTAGTTCTTGAGTCTTTCGGGCTGTCGCTGTGCGTGCTGTAGAGGTTGTATCGGGCAACCTATTCTGAGCACATTGGGATGGTAACAAAGGCGGGCGTGGCTTCCCCTACGTAGGCGCCGGTCACGTTGAACTCGAAAAACTCCTCGGCCTACTCTTCGTCCCACGCATTGGACTCCATCAGGAGGTGGATGCAGTGGTTGCGATTATAGACCGCAAAGAATTGGCGGAACTGCTGCGCAACGCCAATGAAGGCCTCGGCAAAACCGTCTGCAATGATGATGTCTTCATCCGGATACATCTCTGAGATGTAAGCCTTTAAGCTTGTTTCATTCATGGATAAATAAGTAGTGGCAGCGCCCCCGATAAGGTCGAAAGGCGCCGCCGAGGTCGTGCCAACCCCGATCAAAAAGTAGCGGGCTCCTCCGGTGCGTTAATACTTGGCAGTGTGATCGTGTCTTTTTGCGAAAAGAAGGCGTGCAGGGCGCCCTTCTCCGACGGGGGAATGACCAGCAGGCAAACGCTGCTCTCCACGGCCACAGACAGCCCGTGCGTGGGCGCAATGGCTGCGACCCATATGCCAGCCTTGTTGAGGGCCCTGATGGCCTGCTTGGTGGGATTCCCGTGCTCTGCGCGGTCTTCAATGGTGCGCGTCTGCTTGCGCTCGAGCCACGACAGCTTGATTCGGTCCGGCCGGTTAGGCGTGGCAGGCAGGTAACGCACGTCGATGAGCATGAGCTCGGGCGGCTCTTCAGTTTGGATAGGTTGAACTTCGTTTGTATTCATGGATTCGGATTGCTTGGTTGTTTATGTAGGTGAAAGATGCCCGCTCAATCAATAACCAGACGGGTGTGATTGGTGGGAAAAGCGCCCCTCTCAGGATGCCAAGTGGCAGACTCTGAGAGGGGTTACTCGCAAGGCCTAACAGGCGACCGATGATAGGCTCTCTAGGGTCTGGAACGGCCCGTAGATCAGGCCCAGCAGCTCTTCGTGGCGGGCGTCGTAGGCGGCCACGTTCTTTTTGCCACGGCGGCTGTAGCCTTCGACCTTGAGCAGGTCTTCCACGGCGCTGTACACTACGCGCTCGTTGGGCTCCTTGCCCTTCTCGAGGTCGCCCACGAGGATGCCGGCGCCCCAGCTCGCACGCTGGAAAGGCTCGCAGGGCACGAAGTACGGCCCGTTCTTGATGAAAGAGACCGTCACGTGCAGGTTTTTGAACAGCGCCGCGACCGGCTTCAGGAGATCCACGCGGGAGGCGGTAGCGGCGGCGTCAGCGGCCTTGTCTGCGGCGATGGCCTCGAGCTCGTGAGCGACCAGCGCGGCGGCCAACTCGGCCGTCTTGCGGTACTGGGAGCCCTCGGTCCAGTCCTGCGAGCACAGCCAGACCAGATACTGCTTGTCGTGCTCGGCCACCTGATGGATGGACTGGCCCTCGTACTTGCCGCCACGGAAAATGGACCAGTCAATGGCCTCGGCGGCCTTGCGTTGGCGCTCTAGGATGAACGTGTCGTCCAGCTCAAGGGTGCCGAAACCGCCCGTGCGCTCGGCCACGAGGGCCTTGGCCTTGGCAATGGCCTCGTCGCGGTCCAGCGCGAGGTTCTGAATGAAGTAGTCGCGCTCGATGATCGTGCATTCGACGCCGTGCTCAGTCTGCACGTGACGGGGCTCGTCGAACGTGTAACGCAGCGTGTAAAACACTTCGAGGGAGCCGGTGGAGATGTAGTAGGTTGATTTCATTGAGGTGACCCTAAGCGATACGGCCCGTGGCTGGCAATACTTTTTTTGGCAGGAGCTTATTTAGGCGCTGCAACTGCCTGCAATTCTGATGGTTGGGATTGGATCATTTCTTGTAATCCATCCGCTTTTGATGGCTTCCTCGAGCACATATTCGGCTTCGTCCACCCATTGTTGCAAAGTGAAGTGGTTGAGATTGTAAACGCACGTCATGGAGTCCGGAATCGGGTTTTGCGTTTCGTCCAGCCAGTAAAAGTATCCGACGCCTTTCACGAGCGTGATGCGGTACGGCGCAATCACTTTGTTTATGAACTTGATTGTCAGCATATTACCTAGAAGAAAACGGGTTGGGATTGCGCTGCGACCACTTTTGTAACGCACGATGTGTGTCTCCGATGAGATCGTGAGTGTAAGAAAAAAGCCGTGGGAGCCGCTCCAAGCGCAGCTCGGGCTGGACCTCAGACGGCCAGCAGTCCGGCTCGAGTTCTGGGTGGGACGTGTTCACGCGGCGGGCTTCCTGCCGGTACGGGTATTCGCGGTCGTACATATGGATGGATGAATAAATGATGATGGAAAAGTGAGAATCAGGGCTCAAAAGCACCCCCCCTAATTAGGCAGCCTAAAAAGGAGGGGTATTTTTTTATCCCCACTTATGCGGCCACGACCCACTTGGTCGGGCGCTTGTAGAATCCAAAAGCAGGGTCCTTTCCGGAGAGTTCTACAGTGGCGTTGAAGGCCACCGAGGCGCCTGCAATGATGCCCTCGGGCGCCGTGCCCCAGACCTTGCAACCGTTGGCGAGCTGGATCAGCGCCTTGGTGATGTACCGGGTAAGGGCGCCACGGTGAAAAGCGTCGACCTGTTGCTTGGTGGACACAACCACACCTGCGAGCTCCTGCTTGCCCGCCACGAGGCCTCCGGTGAGCGTTGCGCGGTAGGCAGTGTCTTTGGCGTGCAGACCGACCAGAAAGGCCACCTGCGCGTCGCTGGGCTGGCCGTACTTGCGAATCTTGTCGGCCACATCCTTTGCGGTCCGGTTGACGCCAGTCTTGGCCCAGTCCAGAGCGGCCACCGTTTCAGCGGTCGCACCGGCGCGGAATGCTCGCTCGCGCTTTTCGGCCTGCACGCGCTGGGTGATGGCCAACGACGCCCGCCCAATTGCAGCAGATGCTTGGTTAAGCTCGTACAACTTGGCGGCACAAGCCTTGCCCACGGAGTGGAAGGTGGCGGTCGGGAGATGCTCGACGATGGACGCCCAACGGATAGCCTTGCCACAGCATGAGCAACGGCGAGCGCGGTCAGCGGTGCCGGTGGCCTGCCAGCGGTCGTAGCTGGCCTGATTATACACGACAACTTCGACACCCGCGCCAGCGTCGGCGTCGGTCGGGTCGATTGCGTAGACGTGCACAACGGCGGTGACAGTGAGATCGGTGAGTGGGAGTGATTTGAGTTTCATTGATTTGTGTGTGTTTGGTTGTTTGACTGACGGAGACGGGTGTTGCACACTCAGATTCACTATTCAACACTAAATTCACCAATTGTTGCAAATTAGCACTTCAACAGGGTCGCCATCCGAGGATCCCACGACCCTAATTCCGTGTTCGTGGTCCTTGAAGAACGAAATATCCACTGCCTGATTGCAGAAGGCGATTGCCCGTTGGTTGTCTTCTTCTGGGATATGGACTAAAGCGACACAGCCGGTTTGCAGGCTCTCGATGATTGCGTCAGTGATTCGGATGGCGATAGATTCGGTAGAGATCATTGTTCGATGTTGGTTTGGTATGTGTTCACTCTAGTGAAGATTAGTGCGATGTATAGCACTTTTTTCACTCAAATCACAGTGACCACACTATCAGTCACTTGTGTTCACTCTTTTTGGTGTTCGGAAACTCTCCCCGGTCAGCTCAATCACGCCTCCCATCTCCCGGATCCGACTCAAATTAGAGTCGCCGATAGACGCTGCAAACGCCTTTGCAAGCTGGTTTGTGACCAATATGGTGTCCCGAAGGTTTGCGTATCTGCGATCCAAAAGCATCGTCAACATGCGGTCGTGCCACTCGCTCTCGCCGCGCTCCTGAGCTTCATCGAGCACAAGCAACGCAGGGCTCGAAAATGCATCAACAACTTGAAGTTCTGTGAGTTCCGAAGACTTTAAGAAACTCGCACGTAGTTCCAAGAAGAAATCCATCGCAGTACTGTACCGGCATGAGAGGCCCTTTCGGGCTGCGATGTGGATGATTTCAGTGGCCATCTGCGTCTTACCGGTTCCCCTATTTCCGCAGATTGCAATCATCAACCCACTTCCCAACCCCGCAGCAATCGAGCGGGCTTGGGCCTTCCACCCGTCTCCAACCAAATTCTGGCACGGAGTGGCGTACCGAGATGGAAGCCGGCTTTTGGCGATGATTTTAGCGTATCGCTCGTCCTTTACTCGCCTAGCCTCCAAAACACGCTCAGCTTCAAGCTCTGCCTCTCGCTCCGGGGTCAAAGAAAGGCACTTCAACTGACTCAGGGTATTCTCTAGCTCGCTTTTCATCACGGTGTGCTGTTTTGTTTGGTTTTGTGGATTGTGGGAATGCGCCTTGCCAGCCGTTTGCCATCGAGGTCTCAAAGCCATCGATCGCGGCCCTAACTCCAACCTCAGCCGACCGTCGGAAGATGGCGGGAACCGAAGCGAGGTTCACCGGTTTCTTCATCGATTTTCGGTATGCGATCCACTCGAGGAACTTGACTCGGAACTCCGGAGTGTCGAGTTCAGCATGCAATCCCTCAAACCATTCGTTTTTTGATTCACAACCATTCCCCCCGGCAGGGGGGGTAGGGGGGGATATACTTTGGTTATTATGGTTATGGTTATGGTTTTGGTTAGGAGCTGATTCGCATCTGATTTCAGATTCCATTCTGTTGGATCGCTTCTTTTTTGACGCAACTTTCGACCAACGTGATGCATTTGCTGCGTTCGCAGAAGCCGCTTTTTTGCGGTATTTTTCGATCTCTTTTTCGGCCCTTTTATGGATCCAGCCTGCATCTGATTTCAGAAAGAATTCAGACAAGATTCCAGATACGATTTCAGAATGCTCTCGCATGCCGATCACACGCGAAACTCTCTCTAGTTCGTCTGGAATCGGAGCCTCGGTAGTGTAACAGAGATCCAGCAATCTGCGGTATGCAAGATCCTCTAAGAGGCCCAAATGACGAGTCGCTAACGCATAGTCTCCAACGTGGAATGGGTAATAGTTCATGCGCGTTTGCCGGCGTAAACAGGAGGGTAGCCACAAGCGATGAGCGCCTCGGTCATCTCGGCCTTACTGAGATCTCGTCCAAACTCTGCGTCAGCTATTTGATCGCGAGTGCAGTTTGCATGAATTTGCAGCCTGAGTTCAAAAGCTGATCTTGTCCTGATGTATTTGTCTAAGTGATGCCACCGAGCCGACACATCTTGTTTGGCAAACCAATCCCACCAAATCACCCGAGCCACCTGCGGCCGGATGTCGTCCGGCAACGCCTCAACAACTTCCGACCATTCTTCCGGGGTTCTCACTTTCAACTGACGCACAACCAATATTTCCGGGTCATCCGTCTTTCTCACTCGTTTCTTCATATGTATGTATTTCGACTTCAATTTTGGGTTCCTCGCCCTTCGCTGAGTAAACCTTCCTGAGGTTCAGCTCAACGATCTGCGAGTCGTCCTCCCAGAATCCTTTCATGGCGTCTTGTAGGCCCTTTTGGAGGTTATCTAGGTCAGGACGCTTAGTGGCCGGCAGACGGCCCTCTGGATGCTTTTTCCCGCCCAATGCTTGAGGCCTTCGGATCACAAACGTGACGCATAACCTCACTGGGCAAGAAAAAGGCTGCGGCGGGCGGTATCGATTGGCGAACAGGCCAACCGCATTCGCCCAACTCGCAGCCTTCTTGGTTTTAAAAAACCTCGGCTTGCCGTTCACGACAGCAATACGCTTCCCGCCGTGCTGCACCGAATGCGGGTCCAACGGGAGCGTGAATGCAATCATGGACTAAAAGGGGATATCATCGTCTTCGTCTTCGTGCTTTGGAAGCGCAGGTGCTGCCGGCCTTCTAGGAGCCTGCCCCGGGCCTTCCAAATCCTTCATCGACATAGATCGTTTCTCGGTCGGCACAGGGGTGCCAGAATCCCGCACAGAGCGATCCTCTGGCAACTTAGTCTTCCGCAAAGCCTGCAACACCGCAGAGACTTTACGGTGAGCCATCGGCGCACCGGATGACCCCGGCTTGTTCAGGTACTTTACCCGGCACTGGGGCTTACCATTGTAATACTCAATTTCGGTCACTACCTGCACTTCAACTCCGGCGAACGGATCCTCACCATCGTCGGTTCGATCGATCCAATCGTCACCAAAGAGGTGATTAAGGTTCCGCTTCGTGTACGGAGCAGCATTGGGGCTTAAATACGAATAGCTCTTGATGTGCTGACTACCGTCAAGTGTCTCGAGCACTAGGCAAATGCAATCCGTCTCGTCTCGTCCACGTACCTGAAAATAAGGGTCGTGGGTTGTCTGTGCTGCAACTCGGCACTCAAAGGTGCCCGCTGTATTGATTGGTGTCATGGTGTGTTATTTCTGCAACTTGGTGAGTTTTTCAATGCCAGCCTTCAAACGCTCTGGAGCGAGGGAGTCCACCGGCGTGGTTTCCCATTTCTTCCGGACCTCGTCAGTGAGGTTTGCGGACTTTAATAGCGCCCGGAACTGCTCTCGCAATTTGTCGGGCCTATTCGCTTCGTAGGATTCGCTGAACGCCTCCCACGAGAGATCGATGGTTTCTGGCAATGCGAGACGGTTCTTTGCGTCCCATGCCGGGGACCACTGGGTGTGAATGATGCGCCCTCCGCCGATCGTGCGCTCGACGTTGCTGCCGCGTTCCTTCTGCTTGAAGACCTCGTAGACAGCGAACAAACAAGCGTCTGGCCATTCCCGTAGGATGCCGCAAAAGCCCTTGTGCCCCTTCATTTCGTACCGATCCCAAGTCTCCCCAGAAGGGTCTTGGAAGGTCCTGATCTGGACGTGGGAAAGAAGTATAATGAACATATTCCGGCGATCACGGAGTGCGTCCAGCTTGTTCAGGAGAAGAACCAGTTCCTGCTCGGCAATTTTGTACCCCTTGCCGAAACCGTATCCTTCAACCCCGGGCTGCTTGTCCCTTCCGCAGATAAACTGGTGGATACTACGCTCGAGCCAATCTGTGGTATCGATGACCACTGACTGGTACTTGTGATCAGCAGAGATCAGCTCCTCAACTGCGCCGGTCACATCGGCAAACGATTCAGGGGTGATGCGATCAATGTGGTCGAGACCGGTGAGTCCGGACTCTTGAGCGATGAACACTGGATTTGGTGCGCCCGCTGCAAACGTGCTTTTTCCAATCCCCTCGGGACCGGACAGAATGATGCGTGGGGGCAACGCCGCGCCGCCTCGCTTGATTTTATTTAGGATGCTCATGGTGTATTTATTTGCTGATGAAATGCCGCAGAAAAACATCTGCAGCTTGGTGGAAGTGAGTCCCTAACTTGAGGGCCTCTTCCTGATCCCCGACACGCTCAGTGGGTTGCTCGTAGCGGAGAAAGTGGTACCGGGCGCACTTCCGGAGTGCGCTCAGGCGTGAATTGGTGAGAAGCTGTTTCTCTCCCTCCTTGAGGGTAAGCTCCTTGTGAGACGAAGATTCAGCGAACCGAATCCCATCAACCGTTGCCCGGCCGGCGCAGAGGTCGAAGAACTCGCAGGTGCCGAATGCCGTGCATGCGGATGGGTTGCGTGGCCAGATGTTCTTGCGACGGAACCAAAGGATCTGCTGACTCAACGACCATGCGTCGTTCATGTACTCGACGAGATCAGTGTCCGAGCGCGGAATTTCCTTCTGCGCGAAGTAGTCCTGCGGATATGCCGATACCTCGGAATAGACCCGGCTGGCAAGCTCATCAAACACCTCGAGCCGGGTTTTCACGACGTATCCAAGCTCCGTGTCACCAGTCTGACGCCATTTCTTTCCGTCTTTGGTTCGGATCCGGTTGCCTGCCGAATCTTCAACGATCTTGTTCCCCTCCGCGTCGAGAATCGGAATGTTGCTCAGCCTCATTGCGGGCTTCCGAACAACGTCGTACAGCGCAGTGCTGACCCGCTCGCTCCTCTGGTTGAGTGCAAGGATGTACTTCGAGGCTTGGGAGTCCATAACCAGCCTTGGCCAATAGTTGGAATCGCTGTCGATGCTGTCGCTGGTTGTCTTGTGTTCGAGCGCCTTCACCACCCCGGTTTGCCGGCACCGAAGAACTCCGTCAATTTTCCCTGCCTCTAGGAATGTCTGGGAAGTCCCATGCGTCTCTGGGTTAATGAGAGGAAACGTGAACTCACTCTCCACCTCGAGAACATCGTGAGACTCAAGCACCGGGCGAAAAGCATGCACCCAAGCTGCAAATAGCCCGTGAGCCTTGGCGCTGGCAACGTCCACGATGGGAATTTCAGCCCGGCCGGCAAGCTCAGCTTGTTGAAAAAGATCGCTCATTTCAGCGCCCTCCGTATGGATTCAAACACCAAACCGGTTGCCGCCGAGGACAGCCACCAAATAGTGAAGAGGTCAAAAGCAGACGCCGTATTAAGAATGTCAAAGAACAGCGCAACATCTAATGCTAAAAGTGCGAGACCGCCCAACGCGAACTTCCATGCGTGGCGCTTCTCCTTGCGCTGGTGGTTAAAAAATACCGCGCCGTCGTAAAGCGGCGGGTATGGCTGAGGGTCTCGTGAATTGTGTCTCATAGTGCTGATTTATTGATTTAACTGACAAAATAAGTGGTACACGACCACCTCAAAAACACGAAGCACTTTTTCCAAGAAAAATTCACATTGAATTGCAAGTGTTTGATTCTGTCAACGATACACAAAAGTCGATTTGCCGTTTTTCGATTTTTTTAGGTTTCCAGAAACAAATTTTTGCCACCGGATCCGCGAGAAGTTCTCAGCGTACTTCTTTCGATCAATCGGACGCTCCTCTGGTCCTTTGCCTGCCCCGTGGCTAAACTGATTACTCGGAATTGGTTGCGACATGGTCGATGTTAAATGTGAGATTTTTTTCGATGCGAATTTGATCGCTGCGGAAGTGCATCACTCGTCCGTCGTTAAGCGCCACAGCCCAAACATCATTTGCAAATGTGCCTGAGTCGGTGACGTAAATAGCCATTCCGTCTCCCTTATCTGTTTTGACAGGGATTGGACACTTAAACTCAAGCATCACAGCAGTTTTTGCGGCAAGGGATTCCCTTCTTTAGCCCGCCAATCTTGCCATTCAGCTTTTTTTTGGTCTTTGGATGAAGTCTCGAGTTCCGAAGCTCCTGCTGCGCCTCGGTGATCGCAATGTGCCTCTGCAGGTGTGGATTTTTGGGCTTCATTGGTTCTTCTCTTTTCGATTGGAAATCATTTGTCGGCGAAACATGTCCCTGCGCGTCGGACGGCTATCTGCGCCGCCTGTTTGAGACATAGGAGCAGCGTGAGAACGAGGTTTCATAGCCTCGTTAGCACCACTCACAGGGCTTGCAGTGCGCTTATAGACGTTCGCTTTCGACGATTTCATGCCGGCGGGTCTTGCGGTGGTTGTTCTTGAGCCAAAAGAGTTTTTTCAAGGATCCTAGAAGCGACTAAGATCCGAAAAGCGAAGAACCGGGAATTCTCCACTAAATCCTTTACAACCTCTTCAACCTTAACGTGTTCAAGGTTCACATCAGCAATCGTCTTATCGACGATATCTTTTAATTGATCGATCATTTTTTGCGTTTTGGGATGTTTTTACGTTTCTGCATGTACTCGCTCATTTCCGGCATTTCCCCGGTCATTTTGCCCTTGGGATCTGCCTTTTTTGTGGAGGATTTCATGGGTTTCTTCGCTGCTTCAATGCCGACTCGAATTTCAGAATCAGGCATGACCAGCGCCGCTGCTGAACTGGGTTTGCTTTTCATTTGTCTAAAATCTTTGACACATAAGAAGTCGCTAAACTTGCAGCTAACTCCATAACCGCTTCTGGGCTGTGGCTGCTCACACCCCTAGTAACTAGGGCATGCATAGCAACAAGCATTGCCATCTCATAAATTCCAATGCCTGTATTTCCTCTGTGAGGAGGGTTATTTTCATCCCCCGAAAAGGGAGAAACCGGGAATACTGGAAAATTCTTTCGAGCCATATTTATAAATCAAAACAACCTGTTTTGCCACAAATTGCGAGCGGCATCAATAGACAGACATGGCTTGAAGTTCCTTGAATTTACTTCGTTATGAAATAGCACAGACCACTCAAACAGGTTTTGATTATCAGGCGGGTTTTCTCGAAACCATTTCTCGGCGTGTTCTTTGCAAGGGCATCCTTCAAACGGAAGGTCCGAAAACCAGTCCAGCACCCAAGGAACCATGTCTCGGCCTTTGCCCTCGTTGCGGAGGGCGTAGAGATGCAATTCCGCCCAGTAGCGAGGCCCCTCCATGAGGATCCGGGACTCCTGCAACTCACCCAGCGAGTCGAGCCGCTCAACCTCGTTGCCGGCAATCATCACCCAGTGGTTGTGACTGTCCCAGTCAACACCCATCCCATCCGCCAAATTCCGTTCAGCGGCCATTGCGACCAGATGCTGCTGGTGATACGGCGCCCGAGGATCATCCCCGGGCTCCTCGAGCTTCGGGTTCTCGGTGTCAAACTTCGTGACCGCCTCATCTGAAATCCCGTCCCGCTTGCACAAAAAAGCCTCCAGCAGCTCGTGCATCAGGATGAGCAGTGCTCCGGACTCCGTTGTACCGTAATCGGGCACCGTTAGTTTCAGAGCGCCGTCAGGGAGCCACTCCCAGTCGCCAGCGGTTGGGTACCGCATGGCGGCCGGCTCAACAACTTTAAACTCAATCCTCATCGAACACAGACAGCCCGAGGTCTGCCATTTTTTGGATTTGCTCCTTCACCTGATCGATTGCTCCAGTCTTGCACTCGAGGTAGTACCCGTCCACAAGCCCCGCGTTCTCTAGAGCATGATCAAACGCCTCTTCCAGAGTGTTACCAAGGCCCACAACAGCTCCGATTTCCGGAAGGCCGCATGACTGCGGGACGACGAAGTAGCCACGGTCGTCTTTGTAGATATTCCGCAGCTTTACAAAGTCTCGGATTTCTTCCGGGAACGTCACAGGCTGCCAGTTTTTATCCGCAAACGACGAGTGGAGCATGATCTCGGCCCCGTATTTTGCAACCGGCTCAGGATCAATCACAATGCCGTTCGCGCCCGCCCACATGCACTCGGCAAGGTTCTTGTATTGTTCTTGGTACAACTCGTTCGGCGGACTCGGCGCCCGAGCGCAGAAATCGATCATGTAGGGCTCGTAATCTTTCCCGATTCGGATCTCAGTCGAGAAGAACCCACGGTATCCGTAAGCCTCGAACACCGGTTTCATACGGTCATTGAATCGCGTCAAAGGCTCAGGGAGGTCAGCGTAGTCTTTGAAAACCGAGGCGAAACCGCAGTCTTTGATTTCCAGCCCAGAGATGAGCTTGCCCGGGAATTGGCCATCAATCGTCCAAGCGTCTGTCCCAAACTCAACACGGTCCTCCAGTGCTGCTTCCACCGTGAATTCAATGATGTCCTTGAACCGACCAAGCGACCACTCAACCTCATCGAGCTTTGGTTCCACCAAATCGTAGTTGATGGAGTGAAAAGTCTCGAACGTGCCACGGTATTTGTCTGTCTTGACGTAGACGTTCGGGTGATCCCTCAAGAAATCCCGAAGGTTTGCCATACCGGTGACGTGCCAGAATTTGCCTACTGGAAGATCCAACTCCCTGAGGATCTGTTTCATTCCCTCGCGCTCCAACTCCAAGCACTCTCCAGTACGGGATCCCCACACGGTCTTCCCCATTTTGACTAGGTGCTCTTGTTCCCAGCCAAAATAAATGTCTGGAAAGCAGAAGAGGTCGATCTCATCGAAGTGCGGACCGTAGATGGAGTCCACAAGCTCAAGTTCTACGATTCCGTGCCCGATCCTAGCAAGGTTCAGTCGCGGGAATGCGTTCTCCCACGGGACGTAGTAGTAGACTTTTTTGAAGGTTTTGGCGAGTTTGATGGCCAACTCGCAAAATAGACCATTGTCAACCACTAAACACGTCACATCGCTCGGATCTTTTAGTCCGTTCATTTCTTTGTTTTCTTAACTGGTTTGGCGGTTTTAGTGGATTGCTTGAATGCCTTCGCGGTAGGAGCCCCTTTAGTTCCGAGCTTCCGCATCTTCTCGCTAGACCCGGCTTTGATGCGCTTCCGTTTGGCGTGGATGTTGGCGTAGAGTCCTTCTTTCATCGGCAGTTCCAGCGTTTGAGGCTTGCGGCTTTCCGGGTTGGGCGACCTTTCTCGTCCTTCATCGGCCCCGGCATCCCAGACATCCGGGCGCAGAACGACTTCTTGCGACCGGCGTCAGCCTTGGTCTTCGGGTTAGGCGCCGGCGGCTTGAGGTTTGAGCCGGTGGCCTTGTTGATTTTGGCGCGGCCTTTTGCGGTCAGGCCGGCGCCCCGGGAGACAGGGAGCTTGTCGCCTTTGGATACGGATAGCTTAACGGATTTTGGCATATTTATTCAGTTGATAAAAAAGGATCCTCACCGACCTCAGAGTTAAACATCGTTGAGATCTTCAAAAGCTCTT